AAATATCATGTTTACTTCATTTTGGAACTATAAAGAGTTCTCTGGTTTCGACATCAATTTAGAATTCAAGTTTGATTTAGCAAAAGAGTTGAGAGAGATAATGAATTTTAATCTTGATGGAGTGCCTCTGAAGTGGTCTCTACGGCGTCGACTTACTGATAGACCTTTTAATAAGGACGATGAAGAATGCGAATAATATTTTGCGCATCTATTTATGAAAGAAAGAGGGTATAGTCAATGGCCAGTGGAATCTCTGCAAAATTACCATTAGATCAAAAGTTTGGTTTAAATAAAACTATTCGCGGTACAGTTGCGCAAAACTTAAAGATGATCTTACTAACCTCTCCAGGCGAAAGGGCCGCAATGCCTGAATTTGGTGTCGGGATGAGAAGGTTTTTGTTTGAGCCATTGACAAGAAATACTCTAAGTTCTATAGAGTCAAAGATAAGAGAACAAGTCAAGAGATATTTGCCAGCGATAAAAATAGAAAAAATATTTATCGATAGTGTCTTGGATAATCCAGATCTTATAAGATACGGTGATAATTACATTCAGCTTTCTATTAATTATACAATCATACCAATTGGAGCTAATGTATCATTCAATTTAGAAGTTACAGACAACAGTGTGCTTATTGGCTTTTCAGATCAGCCTGAATTTTAACGAGGAACCATAGATGTCAACAAAAGATAAAAAATATCACAGAAGGATTGATTATACCAGTCGCGACTTCGATAGTATCAAGAGAGATCTGGTAGAGCAAGCGAGAAGATATTATCCAGAAACCTATAGAGATTTTAGTGAAGCTAGCTTTGGATCTTTAATGTTGGATACTGTTTCCTATATTGGCGATCAACTTTCCTTTTATCTAGATTACAACGTCAATGAATCTTTCATGGACACCGCAAATGAATACAATAATATTTTGCGACATGCAAAGCAGACAGGTTACAAGTTTGAGGGTAGAAACTCAGCTTCAGGTGTTGTAGCTTTATATGTGTTAGTGCCTGCATCTTCTACAGGTTTAGGTCCCAACAGCGCCTATATCCCAACTCTTAAAAGCGGCGCGCAGTTCACCAGTAACGATGGTTCAAGTTTTTTGTTAACCGAGAATATTGATTTCTCAAAATCAAGCAATCAAATTGTTGTCGCAAGAACAAACACCACAACAGGGCTTCCAACGTACTACGCAATTAAAGCATATGGTAAAGTTATATCTGGAAAGTTGAACACGGAGACAGTTCTTGTCGGAGATTTCCAGCCTTATTTGAAGGTGGAGCTTACAGCAAAAGACATTTCAGAGATTACTTCAGTTGTTGATACGGAAGGGAATGAATATTTTCAAGTTGATTATCTTTCAAACGATGTAGTGTATCGTGAGGTTGTAAATCAAAATGCTCAAAGTGATGGCGTACCTTCAATTTTAAAAGCCTTCTCAGTTCCTCGCCGTTTTATTATGAATAGAAACCGAGTGACAACAGAATTACAATTCGGCTATGGATCAGACTCTGAAACTTTAAGCCCTTCTGTTGTTGAGCCTGGAAATATCGTCCTTGATGTTTTCGGGAAAGATTATATCACAGATGTGTCATTTGATCCTTCGAAGCTGGTTAAAACAGATAAATTTGGAATTTCTCCTTCAAATACTACATTGACAGTTTCTTACAGAACAGTATCAAGCACTGATTCAAACGCATCAGTTGCATCTGTAAGTAAAGTTGCCAGAGCTAATTTTGAGTTTCCATCAACTGATGCGACAAATACCAGTACAAGAAACGATGTAATTACATCATTAGAAGTTAGTAACGAAGAGCCAATTGTTGGTAATGTAGCGCTTCCGACAAAAGAAGAGCTTAAACAGAGGGCTCATGACTATTTCGCAACACAAAATAGAGCAGTAACAAAGCAAGATTACGAAGCTCTTGTTTATAGCATGGATAATAAATTTGGTACTGTTAAGCGTTGCAATATTCGGCGCGACAATGATTCTCTTAAGAGAAATTTAAATTTATATGTGATTTCTGAAGATGATCGCGGCAAACTTATTGCGTCAAATGATACTTTAAAACAAAATCTAAAAACGTGGTTAAATAAATATCGTATGTTAAATGATACGGTTGATATTTTGGATGCGCACATAGTCAATATTGGTCTAGATTTTCAAATTGTTGCTGCTGATTCAAAGAATAAATTTGCCGTGGTAGAGGAGTGTTTGCGGGTATTGAGAAATAAATATAGTGTGCATAACTACATTGGTGAACCATTTTATGTTTCTGATGTGTATACAACTCTTAATAAGATTGACGGAGTGGTTGACGTGTTAAGGGTTAGGTTAGAACAAAAAACAGGATCAAATTATTCCTCTACCGATTTCGATCTAGATGCACAAACTTCAGCAGATGGAAGATATATATCCGTTCCAGATAATGTTATCTTGGAATTTAAATATTTGACAAATGATATCAAAGGGAGCGTGAAGTAAAATGGCGATTAAAAGATATTTTGCTGATATAGACAATACAATCACAAATGCATTTGAGTTCAACTTAAGGACTAGAGCAACTGGCGCAAATATGGGTCAGGCCGACATTCTAGAAGCATTTTCAATTTATGCTCAAGCGTCCACTTCATCATCTGAATTGGCTAGATTTTTACTTCAATTTCCAACTGCAGACATAGCATCTGATCGATCTTCGGGAACTATTGCAGCTTCAGGGTCTATAAAGTTTTATTTAAAATTGTATAACGCACCACACAGTTTCACAACACCAAAAGATTACACTTTGGCAGTTAGAGCAATCTCAGGATCATGGCAAGAAGGTCATGGTTTGGACATGGATAATTACACAGATTTGGTTTATGAAAACCCAGGATCAAACTGGGTTTTTGCTAGTAACAGTACTTCTTCTGCAACTGCCACTGTAACTGTAACAGATGGCGATGCAGCTAATGGAATGACTGAAAAACAACATATCACACTTATATCAACTGATGGAACAACTAAGAGATACGTGCTCACAAACGCTGCTAGTGACAGCGGTACAGCAACAGGCACCGTTTTAAGTGATTCAGATAATACAGATACAGGTGCAGGAACAGCAGGGGCAAATGAGGACGGCGGTGTTGCTGTAAGTATCAACTTAAGTTCTGCAACTCAAAATGATTATCTTGTTCAACTTAAAGCAGCGATTGAGCATGCGAACGGACACAATGGAAAGATTACAGTTTCAGCAGTTCCAGGCGCAGCAGATGGAAATCAATCAATTACTTTAACGCAAGCATCCACGGGACGTGCAGGTAATAGAACTACCACAGAAGACCTAGCAAACGTTACAGCTACAAATTTTGCAGGTGGAGATGGTGAATGGGTCAATACGGGCGGTGACTATTATGATGACGCCAACTCCAACTTCACTGAGACATTTGAGTTAGGAACTGAGGACTTAGAGGTAGACATCACAACGTTGGTGGAACAATGGATCAATAGTGCTGGGAACGTTCTAGGAGCAAAAGACAACCATGGCTTGGCTGTCATGCTCACTTCTTCATTGGAGACTGCGGCTAGATCATATTATACAAAGAAATTTTTTGGAAGAGGAACAGAGTTCTTTTTCAAACGTCCAGTTATTGAAGCAAGATGGGATTCTTCAAGGCAAGATGATCGTGGTAATTTTTACTATAGTAGTTCGCTCGCTGGCCCTGAAGATAATCTAAACACATTATATCTTTACAATTACATCAGAGGTCAACTAAGAGATATTCCAGCAGTTGGGACAGGTCCAATCTATGTGAGTTTCTTTTCTGGTTCCGCTGCTGACACAGCACCTTCTGGCTCTGCTCTGGAGCTTGTTGTGGACGGTAAAGCGGTCACTCATTCTGGCAGGAAAACAATCGTAACAGGCAGTCATGTATCAACAGGCATATACTCTTGCTCTGTAGCCTTAACGTCCGCCGCCACTCCATTATCAACAGTTTATGATGTGTGGTTTGGGTCTGCAACAGCAGGCTTATCTTACGCTGCCAGTACAAAATTTTTCACAGGAAGTGTGGAACCAAAAACTTTAAAAGCCAATCGAATTAATCCAACGAATACGTATGTGACAACAATTACAAATCTTAAGTCTTCATATGATAAAAACGAAACAGTTAGGTTCAGATTGTTTGTCCGAGAAAAAGATTGGTCCCCAACTATTTATACTAAGGCATCAACTGCTATTGAAGGCACCAATGTTGTTAGTGGATCTTACAAAATTTTTCGAGTAATTGATGAATTAGATGTAATTCCATATGGAACAGGCAGCAACCTTGAAACAGTTATGTCATATGATATCACTGGAAGTTATTTTGATTTAGACATGTCTATGCTAGAGGAAGATTACGCATATGGTATTAAGTTTAGTTATTATAACAATGCAGTTGGTTCATGGGTAAATCAGCCAGAAATATTTAAATTTAGAGTAAAATAGAAATGAGCAT